CCCCTTTTCGCACCTCAGGCAAATATGAATTATGCCCACGGAGTACCGAATCATAGCGATTTTGTCCAGTCCCGAATGAATCCATCTGCACATATGAACAATGTTAAACCGTGGGACGAAATACATGTAGGACCCGGTTTAAATAAAGGTTTTACTAATAAAGGATCGGATGGGTTTAATGCCGGTATGGAAGCGCGAGATGTATGGGTTGATAAGACTGTCGATCAGCTCCGGGTAGAAACCAATCCAAAATTAACATTTGGTTTAGCAAATCACGAGGGACCTGCCAACTCTTATATTAAGAATAGAGGTGTTCAAGGGAGAGTGGAGAAGAATCGCCCTGATACATTTTATCTGAATACGCCCGATAGATGGTTTACAACAGGAGGTCAGGAGAAAGCTCAGCGGGCTAGAGGGGAGGTAGTACTGCAAGCAGAGTCTCGTCCTTTTACAACGCGCGAATATTTCGGTGCAGCGACTGCCGATCAGAATGGTGCTAGTACAGGTGGGCGGACAGAACAAAACTATAGACGTAGTACACGCCCAGAATTGGCGCCCGATTCAAAATATTTGGGACCTGCTCATAATTTAAACTATGCCGATGGTTGGAAAAATCTTGAACAAAACTATGGTAAATCCGGATATAAATCTTACCCAAATGCTAGAACGACCACTAGACCAGATACTGAATTTGGTGTCGTCGGCGGCTGGATGAAGGCAGTGGTTGCTCCTGTTATGGACATCCTCAGACCTTCAAGAAAAGAAAATGTTATCGGTAATCTCCGCCCAACTGGAAATGTTGGCGGCAACTATGGCGTTGAGCAAGCTAGAGTCTGGAATCCCGCCGATAGAACGAAAACCACAATTCGCGAACAGACTGAAAGAACATATGATATTGCTGGACCATATAAGAAACATGAAGGTGGATATGCTACGGCTCAATATCAACCTATTGAAAATCAGCGTCAAACGACAAATTGTCCTTATATTGGAGGAGGTAGTGGTACTCACAATGGAGCCAGTAATGGTCCCGTGTATAATGCAGCATACAATGCCCATCTCAATCCAAATAAAGAAAAGTTGTTAACGAATCAGATCAATCCTGGTTGCGAACCCTTATTTAATTCCAATCAGAATATACGTGTTACTAAATTTGGATCTACATTGCCCGCACAAGGACCTATTAATATGCCAAAAGAAAGCGGAAATCTCTCCACTTATGGCGAAATGGGAGGCAGAAATACAAGAGGAGCCACCATAGAATGTACTAGGAATGAACCTGGTATGTTAAATGCGTTCAATAATAATCCATTTACTCAACCCTTGAATAGTGTCGCATAATATTATATTAAAAACATCTTTATGAATACTTATAATGGAAATTCATAAAGATTTGAAAAATAAGATAATGTATTTTATCAAAAATAAAAAAATACCACATATGGTATTCCACGGACCATCCGGTTCTGGCAAACGGACCATATTAGCATTTTTATTAGAAAATATTTACAGAGACGTGACTGACTATAAAAATTATATCATGTATATTAATTGTGCACATGGTAAAGGTATACGATTTATAAGAGACGAGTTGAAATTTTTTGCGAAGATGAATATACACAATCAAAATGGGGAGCTTTTCAAAAGTATTATTTTATTTAACGCTGATAAACTAACAATGGATGCCCAATCAGCGTTGCGACGCTGTATTGAACAGTTCAGTCACACAACACGTTTTTTTATAGTGATTGATCAATATCATAAATTATTAAAGCCCATTGTATCAAGATTTTGCAATATTTATGTACCATTGCCCAAAATTAACGATGTTAAGCAAAGTTTTCACGATTTCACAAAAAAAAAGTTTAACAAAGATAATAGAAAACAAATTACAAAACGTCTAAGTTGGCTCCTTAAAAAGCTGGATAATGCGAAGAATTATTCAGATGCGGCTAAGTTAATTAACTTAGTGGAGTTACTTTATGAAAAAGGTTATTCTGCCCTCGATGTAATGCATGCTATTGAGACATCTGTAAAAATACCCACGACGAAGAAATATGGATTATTAATACATTTTGACAAAATTCGGAGAGAATTTAGAAATGAGAAGCTGTTGATATCATATATTTTAACACTGGCATTTTTGCGTCCGGATTGTAATTTAGAAAATATACAAGAAATGTAAATGGACGACTTTAATACTGCTGTTTTATCGGAGGCGAAGAATGAGTATTCATCGCGGTTGGTTAATATTCTAACACCGCTCATTATACAGGGATTCAAGGCAATTTTTAAAGAGGCATGGGATCTCTGTATTAAGAACGAAGAAGCACCTAAGTACTTGATGACTTTTCAAAATTTCCTTACACGCGTTCCAAAATGGAATCAGGAAATTATTAATGTAGAGACCAAGCGAATTATGGATTCTAGCAAATGTATTTATTTAGAGGATTTGTTAACTTGTGTCCACATTACCCAATTAAAAATATTAACAAGCATTCGTGTATCAAGTCAGCAGAAAAAGATAGACATTGATATACCAAAACTTCCTTCCTATATTCATAAGGTTTATATTTGTGCAGCTAGGAAACTGTATCAAAATGTATATTTATTTGAGGAAGAAATAATGCCATTGGCTAAACAGAAAAATATGCGCGAATGTGAGATTATTGTGAAAGAATCTATTTTGAATGTCATTAGAGAAAACATGCCCATTGAAAAGATTCTCAGAGCTTATATTGATGAGACAGAGGAGGAGGAAATTGTCGAAGAAATTGTTAAAGAACCTGTTGAAGATAAGCCTGAAGAAGGTACAAAAAATGCAGACGCTGCTACTGAAGATACTGCCACCGAAAAATCCCCAACAGTTGAAAAATCAGCCGAAACTCCTGTTGTTACAGTTGAAAAAACTGCCGAAACAACCGCCGCCACCACATCGCCTGTTACAGATAAACCCACAACTTTGGATACAGCTGTTTCACCAACAAAGATTAGCGTTGAAACTGCAGAAGCGGCGGCACCCGCGCCTTCTCCAAAACTTAAATTACCATCGCCAATTAATGCTGCGGAGTTGCCCGCAACTGCCCCTCCTTCACCCCCTTCACCGTCAACCATAACATTTAATGATAATGATAATGTGATAAATTATTCGTCCAAAGACGATCCGACAAAAGTGGGAGAGACTCCTAGTATGCAAGTTTCGGCGCCGAAAACGATTGAGAGACTTGAAAAAATTAGCCACGAAAGACATGAACAACGTAAATTGGACGAAGAGGAAGAGGATGATGATGACGGGGATTCAATCAAGATTTCAACTGAACCGGTAAAACTGGAAGTGGCAGATATCCATGATATTACTGGTGGATTAAAACTTAACTCTCTCCCTGAATTATCCGGCGTTGAAGTTTTAGCATAATGCGGTAAAATTGCAATCTATTTATTTATAGTGATTATAAATGGCGACCGATACACTGATCAAAGGAGTAATAGTAAGCTGTGTATATGCAATTTTTCGTTATATTGAGACACATTTTATAACTAAAGAGCCTATTGCTATTAAAAAAATGGTACAGGATATATTAGTAGTATATATAAGCTTTGTAGGAGGTACTTTTGTATATGAACAGATGGAACCAATGAAGGCTATGGTGCGAGCGCCATCAGTCTTCACATCTGAACCTGATTTTTAAAGATATGATACTGTAATTATCATATATTTACACATATGAAGGTAGATCGTCTATATTAATGACCTTTTTCTTTTTACACTTCTTCCGGTTGGAGACAAATTTTGAAAATACTTGATGGGTAACATACTTATGTGGTTCGTGATTATGAACGGCGCGAGCAATCATTTTATATAGTTTAAAATCAGGATATCTCTCCTCTCCGTCCTTTTTATACAAAATATTCCTGTTCTTATCATCAGTGCACCAAGTTTCGATTAACTTAGCGATAGGATTTGTATCAAAATCATCCTCTAATACATCCATGAAATAATCATATAATGAACAAGCTAGTCTACATAGGTCAAAGCTATAATTAGGATCAAGTCGGGGTTTTCTTGGGTTCATATATGGTTCACAATTATATTGTGTAGCTGCGTCACCCTTAGGATGAAAACTATCACTGAAAATAAGGTTGCCCTTAAATTTGTAAATAGCTCTTCCAAAATCTATTATTTTAAATAATCTACCATAGGTGGGTACTTTATAATAAACCTTGTCGTATTTATAAATAATGTATTGTAAGTCGGTCGGACTATACATGATGTTGTTTGTATGTAAATCATTATGAGTAAATGCGAACATTTTTTGGTAAGCTATTAATGTCATTATAACTTGAAATAAACACGAAGCCCACTCCTCGTTGCTCATATCTTCGTCCAATAAAGAATCTAATGTGGCGTCCATTGATTCTAAACAAATAATTTGAACAGGAAAGTTTGGAATAGTAGCTCTACAGTCAACGGCGGAATCAATACTGCTTAGTTCACTATCAGTATCCCCATCTTCGTCCTCTCCATCATCCTCTTCAGAATCTTGATCTAGATTTGTATCCAGCGATGTATGTGATGAGCGGGACGAACACCTAGAATCGTTTGTTTTGTTCGATGTATTTTTGGGATTTTCAGCACAATATTCCGCAACTAATTCTTCTGTTATATGTTCAGTACATTTATTTCCTCCCGAACTAAATACGCCATCAAACATATCATCGTCTATCTTAAGAATATCTGTAGTTTTGACATTATCGCCAATTGCTAACTTTTTTCTATAATTTCTGGTATTTCCTTCAACGAATAAATCTTCATCGGTAATATGAACATCAAACAACTTATTTCTATTCTCATGAAAATATACACTTTCATTTAAATATTCAATATCATCTAGAATGTCTACATCAAATTTCTTATGTATAGCTAAGAAAGCGCCGAAAAAATCTACTCCATGAATAAAATTATGCGTATGTAATAAATTACTCGTCAAATAAGTGAAAAATCCATCCACGTAAGCGGAATTATTAGGGTCCATAACTTTGGCATGACAATTATGTGTTTCGGTAGGTAAAACTGGAAGGGCTGTCTTCTGCGTATCTTCCAATTCTCCATATTTACCAATCATATACTTGATTGGATCCAGTAATGGAGAGAATTTAAAAAAGGCTTCAGTCTTTAGTTTTTTGTCCTGTGACTGAATTGTACATGAAAACTTGTTTTTATTATCTGTTTTGTCAACTGAAGTTATGTTGTAATGTTGATTTAAGTTAATACTTTGATAATTTCCTGGTTGCAAATTGAAGAATTTTCTATATAGTGGTATATAGTTTTGTATATGATCTAGTCCATTTTCTTTAAAAGTGTTAAATAAGACAGAATTATTATTCTTCTGATAATAAATATTAAACATGACAGCTATAAATAAAGATATTTATTAATTTTAAGTTATTTATGCGTATTTTCCTATAATTTAATATACGAAAAATCAGTATAATGAACCTTGAGTTAAAAAAGTTTGACATGAAGAATATTAGCTTTAAACCAAATGAAACACAGGGACCAGTCATTGTATTGATAGGAAGAAGAGATACAGGAAAGAGTTTTTTAGTAAGAGATTTATTATACTATCATCAAGATATTCCTATTGGAACAGTTATATCAGGAACAGAAGCTGGAAATGGCTTTTATTCACGAATGGTTCCTAAATTATTTATTCACGATGAATATAATACAGCAATAATTGAAAATATCCTTAAGAGACAAAAAATGGTTATTAAACAGGTTAAAAAGGAAAAGGATGCATATGGTAGATCAACCATCGATGCGCGAGCATTTGTTATATTAGATGATTGCTTATATGATAATTCGTGGGCAAGAGAAAAATTAATGCGCCTTTTATTCATGAATGGGCGCCATTGGAAAATTATGCTTGTGATTACCATGCAGTATCCTTTGGGTGTACCGCCAAATTTGAGAACTAACATCGATTATACTTTTATTTTAAGAGAGCCCTATATTGCCAATCGTAAGAGGATTTACGAAAATTATGCAGGGATGTTTCCTACATTTGAAAGTTTTTGTCAAGTGATGGATCAATGTACAGAAAATTATGAATGTTTAGTAGTATCAAACAATGCTAAATCAAATAAGCTAGAGGACCAAATTTTTTGGTATAAAGCACAAGCTCATAAAGAGTTTAAACTTGGTAGTAAGGAGTTCTGGGAGATGTCAAAAGATATTGGGAGTGACGATGAAGAAGAAACTTATGACCCTAATGCAGCTAAAAAAGGTCCTAGAATAAATGTCAAGAAAAGTAGATGGTGATTATATTTCAATTAATTTTTTGAATTGTCCGCCACCCAAACCGGCTCTTTCCTCAAATTGCTTTCTTGAGAATGCCTTATAATCAAAGGTGCACTTATGTTCCTCTACCGGAAAATGACGTGAACAAAACATCATATTGCAACGACATTTCTTCGCTTGATCGGTTAGGGATAGTTTCTTTCTACAGCCTTCAAAGCAACAACGAGGTCTTTTTTCTTTCTTTTTCTTCTTCTTCTTTCCTACCTTTGTCGGATTTGACGATGCATCCGCAGTAGTAACTTGAATTGTATTAGTTGTTTCTGGTTCTTTAAGTTTTAAAGGTGTTGGTGGCTCCGTTGGTTTCAAATTTTGGATATCCATGATATATGATATGATAGTATCTTTTTATTTTTTAAGATATTATCATTCAATTTAATCCTTCTTCTCCTCAATGGTAACGTCGGGTTCATTCGCTTTGTCACTTTTCTCTTTATCAGTTGCCCGCGTGCGAATATTGTCTCCTTCGAATAACTCCTTCCTGATATCAGCATTGCTGACCTTGGTATTGTCGGTTAAGCTTTGTTCAACTGTTGAAACGCCAAGACCAACGAGATTGCCCTGAGCATCTACATTTTGTGTTAATTTATTACCACTTTCTTTCGCAAGTTTGACATTTTCTGCAATCGCACTCTTTTTGGCTTCGCTTACACGCTTGTCAAAAGCCTGCCGTGCTTGTTTTTCATTTTTATTCTTTTCATGCATCAACTGATTTAATTCCTCCTCCAAATATTCCACTCGCCCAGTCTTGTATGCCTCGGGTTCCCACGGCATCCACATCCCTACTGGTCCTACATAAACATCGTGTGTAGGGTCAACTTCCCTAAGCATTTTACATCTCAGTTCCGCTTCAGCCTGTGATGGATATGAGCCCCGAATCTTAATCCCGCGCGTGCTAGTTTGGAAATTATGCATCTCATTGAATTGAGCATTTAGGTCATCTTCTTTAGCGTCTAGAAAGTTTTTATAATCGTCGTCAATCGTGGTTTTGACCAGATCTTTTTGTTCACTTTTGGAAAATTCTTGAAAATCCTTCATGACATCATCAAAATTGATATTGTATTTTTGAGTAATAAAATTCAAAAATTGAGTAAACTTTTGCATATTTTGGCTGTAATCCCAATGCTTTAGGAACTCTTCAAACAAGAAATTATTTTTCAGCTTTAGGATTTTTTCTGGGCTCACAAAAGAAACACATACAAATTTCTGCCCTGCCACAGCATTATCCTCATCTAGGAGATCCACATATTTAGGGTTTTTCTCTCCCGACGGCAATGTTTGTCTCTCAAAAGGTTTAGCCATTATACTATCATTATTGCGATAATATTTTAAGTTATTTTAAATCGATATATTTTTTTTTCTACAGAAATAGTATAATATGCTTGGTGAATTAGGTAGCCTTTTAGATTTCGGAGAGCTTATCCGTCGCGTTGTTAAATATTTGGTGGAGGGTATTATGGTCGCCATTGCCGCTTACGCAATCCCTAAGCGGTCACTTAACCTTGATGAAGTCATGCTGATTGCGCTCACCGCGGCAGCAACCTTCTCGATCCTTGATACGTACGTGCCATCCATGGCTGTCGGTGCCCGCTCTGGTGCAGGTTTCGGCATGGGCGCCAACCTTGTCGGTTTCCCACGCATGTAAATAATTAATTAAAACATAATTGTAATTATAATTATGTTTTTTTAGCAGAATTATCTATATGAATAGACTACTATTACAGATAATTTCATATACATTTTTAGCAGTTTTATTATACAATATAGTAATATTTCCAAAAGTGGAAGCATTTGTGTCCAGTCCAAACGTCATATTGATTGGAAATATATTTAGTGATAGAGATCATACAAAATATCTTTCTATAAAAGAACGTCTCATTAAAAATAAGAGTTTGCATACTGGACAATTAATAACCATTGATGATAATTGTAGTACTCTTGATGATTTCAAGAAAAGTTTAGATACCTTAAAAAGAAGACATCCAGAATTAGATTCCGATAATACATATATTTTTGTCTCCGTCGGATTTCATGATCTCATTAAAAATGTACATAATTGCGAAGAGGCGGTCGAAGTACAGCCTAGGGGGTCCGAAAATGCCGGACTCGCTAGGAAATTACCGTGCATTACCGAAGGAGAAATATTTAACAAATGGAAAATCCAATTAGATGAGCTTAGAAAACAATTCTCTAAGACCACAATCACTATCATGAGTGCATATTATTTACCCAAAAATAAGGAATTAAACGAATGTGGTATCAAAATAATGCCAACCAAACATATCGCAGATGATATTGATGCTTGGAATGCGGATCTTGCACATTACTGTGTAACCAACAATCTTGGATTTATTGCAATGGATAAAGAATTTAATGTGGAAGATATTATATCCGGTAGCACAGATTTAAACAACAATGCTAAGAAAAAATTAGTATCTATCATTGGTAGAAAAATTCATTAAATAGTCGGTACATATTCCCATCTTAATTCATGGCATATTTTCTTCCAAATTTCATCTTGTTCAATCCGTTTCACCGGATCCTTTAACATAGGAAAGAATGGAAGGAATTGTGTTTCTCCTAATAATTCACAAATTTTGTACAATACATAATAATAATTAAGGAAATTCACACGATCATCTGGACAGTGTTGTGCATATGGTCGCTGTATATCCATAAAAAGACTACAAAGCTTATCTTCTAACTCTGGACTCATTATTGGCGGTTTAATTCCTAATTTATCTTTTATAAAGGGGATATGTTCATAGTACTTATTATATCCTAATTTTTTTAATATATCCTTTGCTTTCTTATTGGATAAATCTCTTACAGTTATTCGCTCTTTTTTAATTTGGGCTTTGATGTTATTCAATACTTCAGGTGGAATCTGTGTGGTCTCTTTAGCTTGAAATTGTGCTAATATTTCACGAAAATGATTAATTCTTTTATATGCATAGAAACATACTTCTTTAGGTGGTTCTTTATACGACGGTTTTTCATGAGCTACTAAGAATGCATTTCTTATGCCGCATTTATTGCAAATGCGAACACCTTCGTGTTCTACAGATATTAATTCGCCATTGCATATACGACCATTTATTGTTTTATCGCATTTATCATCCACTTTAATATAGTGATTTATATCAATAAATCCTTCATCTACATTTGTTAAGTACTTTTGGATAGAGTTTACACTTTCGGCTTTTTGTTGATTAGATTTTGATTTTTGTTTATTAAAAAAATCATGCAAGATGGTTGTTTTATTTTCATCTTTTGTAAGATCCTTTTTCTTTTCAAAATAATCGAAGACATGTTCGGCGTTATCTAATAAATATTGTTTTTTCTTCTTTTTTAACTTTCTAATTTTTTTATTTATACGATTTAATTCATCTTGTAATTGCAGCCTTTCTTCTAATCCTAATTGTCCTTTCTCTAATTTTGCTTCTATAGATATCTTTTCTGTTTTTAGGGATGGTAAAATCTTATTATCTATATTTTTAAACTCTTTCATTTTTTCATGATGTTTACTGTCAACAGTTACATTAGCTTTTGAGTTACTCAATATTTTCTTGTTAGCCTTAGGTTTAAAAGCAGGCATTTGTTAAATAGAATTAATATATATTTAATTTGTTATTTTCAGTAAAACGTTTTATGTTACAAATAGAGATGGTTTTTCTCTCCAGATAACAATGGATTCCGCATATAAAACTTCTAATATTGATCGCGAAACACTCTGTAAAATGACACTAATATACAATTCTTTAGAAAAAGGGTGGTCTGTAAAAAAACGTGAGAAATCATATATTTTTACAAAAAATCATGAAGGGAGAAAGGAAGTGTTTTCTGAAGACTATCTTAAACGATTCATGAAGGGAGGTTTGGATATTGAAAATTTAATAGTTGAAAAAGGGTCTTAATTAATGGTTTTTTCTCAAAAATAAAATCTTTAGCAATATTATAACTATGGGAGGAGGATTAATGCAGCTTGTTGCCTATGGCGCTCAGGACGTCTATCTTACGGGTAATCCCCAGATTACCTTCTGGAAAGTTACATACCGCAGACACACTAACTTCGCAATGGAATCTATTGAACAGACCTTTAACGGTCAGGCTGACTTCGGTCGCCGTGTGCAGTGCACGATCTCCAGAAATGGTGATTTAGCATACCGCACATACCTTCAGGTTACACTTCCGGAGATTGGGCAGGATTCCTGCTGCAACCCAAAGCCGTGTGACAAGGTTTACGC